GCGAAGCGTGATAAACATCAAAAAAGGTTGCGACTCCTCGATTTTTAATCATTATCCATTTTGGTGTTGCACCTAAACCATGAGCAACAGTTGCCGCAGAACCTGTTCCGGTGTAAGTGACTACACTGAAGCCATTAGTTGTATTTGCCGATAACCTAGTCGCAGCTATTGACCCGCCCAATGCAGAACCAAGATTAGACCCATCTATCTTGACTGACCCCGCTGTTGGGGTAGCCCCTGCACCAGCACTGTTGTTGGCTGTTGGTGCGCCACCAGCTTGCCAGTTCCAAGCTACATAAGTATCTCCATCAGCGTTAACCTGACCCGGAGAAGAAACTGTAAATCCGTCAGCGTCTGAACTATCCACTCTCGCAGCATCGGTATATTCAGCATCCGTTGCGTTTGAAAGCAAAGTGCCATTTGGATAACCAACAACTGAGTTTACGAGTTGATGGTCTGCCGAAGCATTTCTTTTCTTTATCCAAGTAAAATCAGGCTGGAAGCCAATTCCAGACACGGAGTTTGATGCACCTGTTCCAGTATAGGTAACAGTATTGAACCCCTCAGAAACAACATCATCCTTGAAAGTAAGGTGAAAACCGTTATTACCAAATGTCAAACCGCTTGGGTCTTTCGCAACCCATATACCGTCCTTAGTCTCGCCTAGACTGCCAATTGGTACGGCAGTTCCGTCTACGAAAACAACTTCTGAAAGGTAGCCATCAAAACAAACTGTGCTTAGAGATGGAACATGACCACCAATAGTCATGGTATGACCACTTTTATTAAGATAACTAACAGAGGTTGACGCATTGCTGATGGTGCTTACAGCGACACCGTTAATGTAGATAACTTGATTTGCATCATTTCGCTGAACAACCAAATGATACCAGCTTGATAAGTCACGAAAAACGGACGTCGTGGCTGTATTGCGAGAGCCTGTGCTTGTGGAATTAATTATAACGTCATCTGTACTGTTCCAAAAAGCTATTACTTCATAATTACTTGCATCAGTACCGCCAGAAACTACAGGGTGGTCAGCGTTCTCAACAGAATTGAGTGTGCTACGTTTCAACCAACAACTAAATGTCCAAACGGTTTCGTTTGTGGGTGTGCCAATACTGCGAGTTAGTCTAGGCGCATCGTCCTCATTAAAACGCAATGACTGGTCAAGCAGATGCTTGTAAAAGCCTGTGCTTACTTCGCCTGAACCTGCTGCTTGAATTATGCTCATAATTAAACCCTAAGTTAAGATAGCCGTAGCACCCACAAGAATTGTATTATTCCCACTGGCCGCAGTGACATAATATGTCACAAAGTAAGTGCCTGTTGCACTAAGCGCAGTTAAGATATCTGCGTTGATAGCTACATCTGCATGTGCGCTAACTGTATGATTACCGCCATTTACAAATTTAATAGAGCCTGATTGACCCGCAGCTTTATTTGTGAAGGTCATTGTGACACTTCCTGCGGTTGTTGTGGTAAAATTATTCGCTGTGGCTAAATCATAAGTCGCATCGTTTTCAGCGGTTATTGTACTGCCGACTGCTCTGCCAACTACTGTAACATCATCATTCACAGTTAAAATTGTTGTGCCTGTTGCAATTGAGGCAACGGTAGCATCCGCATCATTTTTAATAGTAACATCTGATGTAGATCCTTGACCTGTAAGAATCAAACCTTCGCCAGCAGTAAAACCAATTGCTGCATCATCTCCCGCAGCAGTATCTCCTGTTGCTTGTAGTGTTCCAGCCGCAACAATATCAGCGGAAGCATTAAATGTCCCAGTTATGGATAAATCAGTAAGGGCATCGACTACTGCCGCACCGCCCCCTGCGCCATCTAAATACACCATAGCTACCTGACCATTTAATATAGTCACGTTGGCTCCAGATCCTTGACTGATAATAATACTATAAGGACCAGAACTGCCACTATCTGTAGTAGCATTCTCAATGATATGAACTCGGCTATTAGTGTTAGGACCAATAGTAATCGTACAGTTTGAGTCTAAAGCACCTGTATACTTAATATACATAGCCCTAGCTTGGTCTGTAGATCCATCAGCCACGGTGCTTGTATGAGTGTTAGCATTTGTAGTTATGGCTTCCGTACCAAAGCCTAATGCTTCCCCGATAAGCTCAAGGTTTGTATTGGTTGTAGTCCCCCAAGTACCAGAACCATCGCCAGTACCTAATTCATTAAGTCTTAAATCATTTACATAGGTGCTTGCCATTTTCCTGTCCTTACGCTGCTATATCTGTCCAGTTTGGTGTCTGTGACACTGTTACACCAGCCCATTTTGGTGTCTGTGATGGAATAATTTCCCTGTAAAGAATTTCTTCCCCTACCGCTCCTGTTGCCAAAACCCCCGTTGGGAACACACCTATTGACTGAATAGGGGCTACCGTTCCGGTTCCTAGCGTTGCAGTACCAGAAACCCCGGTGACCGCAAAAGTCGCTGCGCCTGTTACACTAACACTTCCTACCGCTCCTGTCGCTGCTGCTCCTGTTGGAACTACCAATGACCCAGCGGTTACACTTTCACTTCCTACTGCGCTAGTCCCAGCTACACCAGTTACCGCAAAAACAGCCGAGGCATCTGAAGTTACATTACCTGCCGCTCCTGTTGCAGAAACTCCTGTAACTGTAAAAACAGACGAAGCATCTGAAGTTACAGTACCTGCGGCTGCTGTTGCTTGTACGCCAGTAACTGAAACAGTGAGAATAGTACCCCAAGCACCTTCTCCCCAAGTTCCTCGTCCCCAGCCAGCAATAAGACCCATAGATCTACCTCATTAGGCTATTCTTATAATAGCATTACTCGCATCTGCCGTAGGGAACTGAATTGTAAATGTCCCGGAAGTGGATGTTTTATTAGAACTAAAGTCCAATACAGCCACAGCTTTGTCACTGTTGGTATCATTGTATATCAACGCACCCATTGCCGTAATACTAGCTGTTGTAAAGCTAATATCAGCAAAATCTGTTAACGCCGTCGTGCCAGAGGTGCTTGGAGCAACTTTAGTAAGAGTGCCACCACCCGCCGCGTAAGAGCCGCTGTTGGCTACTTCACCCGTGGTAGTATAAGCCGTGGTGGTTGCACCAAGAGTAGCTGTAGTGCCAGATTTGCCGCCCCCGCCCTCTGCGTACAGAGCTATCTTAAAAGCATTACCATTTGTTGCGAAATTGTGTGTTCCTAGCATCAACTCTTTTTTAAATGCTGTACACATTGCTTGTGCGATTGCCATTACAGTCTCCCAATAGCGTTTGCTAGTTCCAGTTGTCCAGCTTCACGGACCTTGGCGCAAATACTAGCACGTTCTTCCTTTCTAGCCAACTCTATATAGTATTGTGCTAGATTTCTAACCCTATCTTGAAAAGCCTCTGCCTGCAAACGTATGGGTTCCGGGGCTTCATCAGAAATATAAATAAGCTTATTAGCCAACATCTCTGCTACTTGATCATTAGATAAACCACCGTTTTCAGAGGTCATTATATTAACGGCCCCCACACTTCCTGAACCTAAATCAAACATTATCATGTCTCCCAAAAATAACAGGGTCGGACTCTACCGGCTCCGGAGGTTGAATCTTGGACTGTTTTGTTATCAAAAGACTACCGTTTTCAACAGTTTGAACTAAAGGGTCCTCTAGTCTATGATACCCGTACAGTTTTTCATTATCCGGTACATTAGTGTCCATTAAACCGGATCGGTGAGCTATTTCTATTTTTATACCTTTTGAAATAGCTGTGGCGCACCAAAACTCTACGCAAGCCCTTCCAGACTCCGCCATGTTTATATTTTTATAAGTAAAATCTATGCCAAACAAGCATATCGTCTCTACTTTTTTCCAAATAGCGTAAGCCATAGCATAAGCCACCGTGTTGTTAAAATAACAAAGTCCAGTAGCTTTAGCTATTTTTTCCAATGGATACAGCTCTATAGCCGGAAAATCGGGGTGTTCTACACAGGAATATATGGGAGCGGTGTTTTTAGCCAAGAACTCTCTGGCTATTCCCGTCTGAGAACC